TGTCCATCAGCATCGCGCACGCACTCCGCGCCGGCGGTAAAGTGGCTTTTTTCAGTCTGGAAATGACGAAGGAAGGGCTGGTGGATAGGGTGCTTTCATCGGAATACTCTATCAACAGCGAAGCAATCAGGACGGCCAACGTGACTGAAGAACAGATAGAAAGCATGGCCCGTATGCACAACATTGCGCGGATGTCGATTTGGATTGATGATTCACGCCGCCAAAGCATTGACCAGATTCGCTCGAAGCTAAAGATGATGAAAGCAAAGCACGGAATCACGCTGGCCATCATTGACTACCTCGGACTCATCAACCCATCCGACCCGAAAGCAATTCGTGAGCAGCAGATGGCGTACATAAGCAGGCAATGCAAGCTGATTGCTGGGGAAAGCAACATGACGGTCATCGCACTCTCGCAGCTGAACAGGCAGAGCGAACAGCGGGCGGATAAGCGGCCCGGGTTGTCTGACCTGCGCGAATCCGGAGCGATTGAGCAGGACGCTGATTTGGTGGTATTCCCTTTCCGTCCGATGTACTATGAAACCGAAAAGCCACCGGTGGAAGAGGCAGAAACCATCATTAGCAAGAACAGAAATGGTAGGACGGGAATAATTCCGTGTCGCTTTGAAAGTTCATATTCACATTATTTGTTGTAAATTTGCAAGCGATGAGCGGCGTAAATTACCTTTTGTCAATCTACCCTATCAGCAGTCAGGGTTTGCCGGAAAAGCAAATCGCAGAGGCGCGGGAACTTGAGCGCAAACTCATTGAAAAATCGCACGCCGATGCGCTCGAACAAGTGGGTATCATACCAACCAGCGCAAAGAAAATCGCAGCTGCCTACTACAAAAAAACCTACACCCCATGAACCCAGAAATCTTACTTGCTATACTCTCCATAGCGGGCGCATCAGTGCCCTTCGCCCTGAATAATCAGATGGACGAACTCGGCCCTTTCAGCGGCTACAAGGTCTTCACCTGCCCTGAATGTCTGGCATTTTGGCTGGCACTCATTGCCATTGCGCTGATGGGTGGAAATCCGATTTACGCAGGCATTGCACCTATTTTCTCTAAACTCATTCACAAAACATTATACTAACCATGTACCGAAACGAAGTTCCAGAAGGCACTATCTGCGCTTTTTGGGGCAACAAAATCAGCGATGGCATCACCATTGCCCGTTACCACAGGACGGAAACGCGAACACCTTTCGATATCCATTGGACATTGAACAACGATTATTTCCAGAACTTCACCTCAAGTTACCTCGATGCGATTGCTAAGTTTCGCGCTGAAAGCAAGCACAGAACCAAGGACAACGAACCCCCGCATTTCATCGTATGACACCGGAACAGAAAGAGCAATTCAGCAAACTTCTTCCCAAGTGGCAAGCATACAAGCGGAATCTTGTGTGGACTTTCGATGGGCCGGAAACGGCTGTCATTGAAAAGCTGGCCTACCTACTGCTTGGGCGCACGCTGAACAGCTGCCCATCGTGTAAGATTGAAGCAATGAGGCAACTTGAAAACCTGTACAACGCATGAAGACCTACCTACACAGCGGCAACGCAGGCGATGTGATTTATATGCTGCCAACCATCCGAGCAAACGGCGGCGGCACGCTTTACCTCAACCCTGACCGACCTGCACAATACGCGGCGGGCCTGACACATCCAGGTGGAGGCGTGATGCTGAATGAAACCATGTGCAATATGTTGCGCCCATTGGTGGAGTATTGCGGTATCAAGTGCGAATTGTGGCACGGTGAAGAAGTTGATTACAACCTCGACCTATTTAGGGAAGAACGCATCAACCTGAGTGCCTATGACATTCGACGCTGGATTCTTTCAGTTTATCCTGAGTTATTACCCGGGCCCTCCTTTCGCATCAACCGCCTGAACAATGGCTACATCACCGTGAACCTTTCGGAGCGATACAGGAACAACGCGGCGGGAGGGGATGCAAAGTGGGCGATGCTGCAGGAGCAGCCATACGATGTGTTTTTCATCGGTGTGAATCAGGAATTTGAAAAGTTCGCGAAACTTTGCCCGAGAGCGAATCACGTTAATACGGATGACTTCCTGATAATGGCAAAGGTAATCGCAGGGGGCCTGACGCACTTTGGAAACCAATCCTCACCTTTCGCGGTTGCTGAGATATTCGACCTGCCCCGCGTGTTGGAACTTTCGCCCTACTGCCCTAACGTTGTAAGCACGGGTGAAAACTGGGGCGTGATTTACAACAACGAAAACATGAAGTGGCACGTGGACAGATTGGCCCGCATGGAACAAAATCCGGAAACGCCCATTATTATTAACCCATCATGAGTAAATACACATTCAACCCTTCGCCCCTGACATGGTGGCATACCATACAACTTCCTGACGGCACGAAGACCGCAGGCGTTCACGATTACGACACGGTAACAGGCGAGCGTTATTTATTCCCTGACGTAAAAGGCAAAACCGTGTTGGACATCGGTACTTTTGACGGGTACTGGAGCGCACGGGCAAAGAAGAACGGCGCAAAGACGGTGATTGCCCTTGACTACAACAAGCGGGAAACGGCTCAACACATCGCGCAAACGTTCAAATTCAAGTACTTTGCAGGACACAACATTGACTTCAACCACGCATACACGGAGGCGATACCTTCAGACGTGGTTCTGTTCTATGGAGTTGTGTATCACCTTTACAATCCTGTGCAGGGCATCATAAACGCTATTTCACTAACTGCCCCGGGCGGCATCATGTGCATCGAATCAGCGGTGAATCAGGCAGGCGCGATGGGTAACAACGTAAGGTTTAACCCTGCCACGCATGACGGTGACGAAACAAACTACTTCATGCCCACCATTCAGGGGATAAAGGATACCATCGCGGTAGCTGCAAAGGTTATTGACGCGAAGATAGAAATGATTGCCGAGGCAACCGATAACGGGCAGCACAGGTGGGCGGCTCAATACCTTGTTAAGTGAAAGCCTACAAAAAGATTTACCTTGAAGCACGCAACCTCACACAAACCGATTTCATCCCATGCGAAGTCTGCGGAGGGCAGGCCGTGGACATCCACCACATACAGGCTCGGGGGATGGGTGGGAGCAAATCACGGGACACACCCGAAAACCTTATCGCCCTGTGTCGCAGCTGCCATCATGAGGCTGACTTTGGCACGGGATTGCCGAAAGAGTATCTTAGACAAATCGTAAACACCAAACTACATGGCACGACCAAGAAAGATTAACGAACCAAAAGAACTGCAAGATGCGTTCGGCGAATACATCGCGGCTTGCGACAGCGCAACAAAAGATGTGCTTAACAATAAAGGCGGGCTGACCTCTGTACCTTGGCCCATCATCCCAACCCTCGGCGATTTCTGCTACAAGATGGGAATTACTACTGAAGGGCTGGCCGCGATGGAACAGCACAGTGAAGAGTTTTTTCGGACAATAAAAAGGATTAAGGAAGTTATCCTGCAAAAGAAGGAATACCACCTGATGCAGGGCAACGGCAACACTACTGGATTAATCTTCGACCTCAAGTGCAACTACGGCTGGAAGGATAAGACTACCATCGAGCACGAGGGCGAAATCACGGTAACAATGAACCTAACCTCATGAGCGCGCACAATCCTGACCATTACAAAGGAACGGTGGAGTGCATCGCGGCAATCAAAGCCAGCCTTTCGCCTGTTGGCTATCGCGGATACCTGAAGGGGAACATCATGAAGTACCTGTGGCGTTACGAGAAAAAAGGCGGTGTGCAGGACTTGGAGAAAGCCCGCGTTTACCTTAATTGGCTGATAGATGATAATACTCCCGGCAACGATTGAAGGCGTAACCACGCGCAAGGACAGGACGTGGAAGGTAACGCTCGGCACGCAGGAATTGCCCGTTGATAAAGCGGCGGCCTTGCTTACGTTGAATCACCAGCTTGCCTACGTGGCGATTAAGCCTGAATACTTCAGCGGGGAGGAAGAACAGCTGCTCGACCAGCTTAAGGCTGACCCCGAGGCAGGCGGCAAAACACCCGGCTCACGGCTTCGCGCGGTGCTGTATCGAAACTATGAACAGAATGACCAGGGCTTTGGCTCGTTCGCTTCGTATTACGAACACCACATGGAGCGGCTGATTGAACATTTTAAAGGCAAATTGACATGAACATTTTAGGCATACTCAACGGCATGAATGGCATCAGCTATCATCGCCTATGGACACCGCTAAACGATATGTTGCTTCGCGGCTTCGCTGATGTCGATATATGGTCAACAAAGGACGAAAAGGGCAACTATCGACCGCTACCTGACTTAAGGAAATATGACCTTGTGATTTGGAACGCTACACTGGCTGAACCTCAGATGTTTATCATTGACATCTTGAACACCTACGGCATCCCATTTATTGTGGACATCGACGACTACTGGATGCCAAACCGTTACAATCCAGCTGTGCATGAATGGAAACATCGTGGGCTATCGGCAAAGGTTCAGGAGGCAATGTATCACGCGGATGCTGTGATTTGCGAAAACGACCGGCTTCGCGAACAGGTTTACAAGGTGAACAAGAACGTTTACACAATCCCTAATGCACTCAACCTTACCGAGCTGCAATGGAATCAGGAAAAACAGCCGGGAGATAAATTCCGAGTTGGGTTCATAGGTGGTAGGCATCACCGCTATGACCTCTACACAATCAACCAAGCTGTGAGGGAGTTCTGCGAAGAAACGGGCAGCGAATACAACATCTGCGGGTACAATGACAAAGACCCCGAATGGATAGCGGTAACGAGAGACCTTGTTCCAACGGGACATCCTGAGTGGCTGAAGCTGCGGCCACCTCACCACCCTTCGGAATACGGCATTTATTACAGCGGCATGGATGTGGTTGTTGCGCCATTGGTTACCTCACAATTCAACAACTGCAAGTCTGACCTGAAGGTGAAAGAGGCTGGTTGCTATTCGCTGCCCGTGATCGCTTCAGACTTCGGCCCATACCATGACCACGCCTCGTTAGGCGTTTACACCGCTTCAGGCGTGAAGGAATGGAAGGCGCGGCTTTATCAGGCCTACGAAGGCAAGATGGACGGCAGGCCCAACGCAGCGTATCTGGAAAAGAACGGCGACCTGCACAAGGTGAATCTTGACCGGATCGCGGTGCTGACTGAGGTGCTGGTTACGCGGTAAAAATATTTTTGTGTATAGTTGCTTGGTATTGTGGAGAAGTAATATATTTGCAACACCATGACACAGAAACTTAATCCTAATGAACTCTATGAAGTAGAGGTATTGAACTCCCGTGGCGGAGGTTCAATTTCGGAAATGACTGGCCGTAAAATTTTACAAGAATGCACCATTTACTTTACTGAAAAGAAACTTAATGCAATGGTGAACAAAGGCTGGTATCAAGGCAACGGCATTCAAATGCAAATCAAAACCATATAACACCATGACACAAAAACTAATAAAAATAGATGGTCAATTATTGACCCCAAAGCAGGCGCAGGCACGTAAGCGAAGGCTGTACATGAAAAATTTGTATTGTCACATAGTCTTCATTGAACATCAGATTGGCAATCAAACCAATATGAAAGATTTGCGGAAGATTAAAAAGCTATTTGATAAAATTGTTGTAGTTGACGAACTTTACGAAACCATTTAACACCATGAATAACACAGAAATAAGGCTATCAGATGGCCGTATTGTTGCAAAATCACAATACATAATCTTAAAAACAAAAGCATTAGTAGAGTTTGGCTACTCATCGCTTCGAGATATTGATGTTGCCAATGAGTTAGAAAAAATTCTGGCTGGCAGAAATGACTTGACCGTAATAGGTTTGTTTTGCAAAGACGATATTTCAGAAAATCAAACCATATAACACAATGAACACAGAACAATTAGAACACTTTGCCCACGGCCTGCCCGTTATGGAGCGGCTTGAACAACTGGGCAACGCATGGCGCGAGGGAAGCATTGACGCGCTGGCCACCTACATCACCCTGAACCGCATCAGCAAGATGCTTGACCAACTCAAAGACGAGGTGAAGCCTTACGCGATTGAGCAGTCAGGACAATGGCACGAAAAAACATTCTCTTACTTTGGAGCGACAATCGAAAAGAAGTCCGGCGCGGGGCGTTGGGATTTCAAAGGAGTACAGGCGTGGAACGAGGCAAAGGCAACCTTACAATCCATTGAGGAACGCGCGAAGGCGGCAGCGCAGGCAGCGGCAAAGTTTGGCGCGGCAATGGTCAGCGAAGACGGGGAATTATTAGACGGTGCGACATACACCCCTGGGGCGGATATAATTGCATTGAAAGGCTTATGAGAGGCTGGTATTTATCAGGCAGCGACCAAATCCAATACGCTGAGGGCGCAGGGTTTAAGTACATCGCAGCGAACCTTGAGCACCCTTTCAAGCGTGATTGCGCGGTTACGTTCGAGATTCACGAAGGCAGGGCAGTAAACATTAGGAAGGCATGAAACATACAGCAGTAGAATGGTTAGAACAGCAGATGAAAAATTTTGCTATTGATTTAGATTTATTGCATCATGTTGAACAAGCCAAAGCAATGGAGAAAAAGCAGATAATTGCTGCCGTAAATTCGCAAAGGCAATTAGGCTGGGATGAGAAAGGCGAAGAATACTACGAACAAACCTACGGAGGTAAACCATGAGAGCGGCGGA